GTCAAGCAAAAGTTATCCACAACCTAAGTCATAGATTTGGTGCGGGGCGTTTCTTGTGAAGGTCCGCCCCGCTTAACCCGCCAACGTCTTGTTTTTAGTCGTTATTGGCCTGACCGCGTTTGTTACTCGCTCGACTGTTAGATTCCTAGGATTATATAGCACGTTACGATTAAGAACGTACCTAAGAGTATTAGCACACCCAGGAACTCTGCCAGTTGATCGTTCATCCGCCGTCTCTCCTATTCCGATACTTATATATTCCAGACATAACTTCTTCGGAAAGGTCATTCTCCATTATCTCACACGTATCTTTGTGGTCCACCGCACAGTAAAGAAGGTACTCATACGTTGTGTGCGTGACTTGTCTGCGATATACTTCTCCTTCCTCTTCTGAATCGTCTGTCTTTGTAATAGTTCTCGTGTGATATAAAACACGCTCGAAGATTTCGATAGTTCGATAGCCCAGCAGGCTTTCTTTTTTTCTGTCTTCCTGTAGTTCGTACATTGCTCCAATAAACATAGCTTTCTCCTTTTTGAGTTTATAAAATTACATCCGTCATCAGCTTCCTACCTTAATAACTTCTACATCCCAGTAGAGAAATGTTTTCCAAAGTCTATCGTGCTTTGCGTAGGCAAAGTCAGTATGGCTAAACCCACCCTGACATGATACTTCCCCTGACGCTTTGTGAGTTAACATCACGTAATACATCAATTTGACTCCTTAATTGTTTTCAGTTTCAAAAGATACAACTAGCCTGACAGGATCAAACTCATAAAGCCCCATAATTCCGTCTAGTAATGTCTCCATTTTATTGTCACTTGTCCCCATTCTATCAGATGTAAACTCCGCAATAAGATCCGACTGTGGTTTTTTGCCTTTGATCTGATAATCAGTAAAAACCTTAATATTTAATTTCTCAATATACATCAATTTGACTCCTTTATGCGCTGGTTACGAAGTTGCAAGGCATAGGCTTCCCAGAGGATCTTGATGTCTGGATCGTGGGCCTTGTCCCGTGCGTCCTCACAATGTGCTATGCGTTGCTCGACGACAGTAAGTGTCGAGATTTGCATTAGTGAGAATAGTTCTGACTGGTTCATCATTCCGACTCCTATATGTATGTAACTTGTCCCATAACCATAGGCATAAAAAAAAGGGTGTCAACCCCTTTTTAAGTTACTCTGGAAATTTTAGCTTCCACATGATGTACGGCTCGTCACATTTGCCATCGCACATCTGCGCTGCAATGGACACTGCATCCGGGTCCAGTGGTGACTTACCTACATAGTGCCACTCGGCCCCTTGCTGTATCTGTTCGTCAACCGTTTTAAAGAATTCTTGGTTGTCGGCTATAAACAAACCGCCTATCGACATCATAAAAGCTACGGCTAATTCCATTAGTCTTCTCCTTTTTAGTTCATGTATATTTCTTCGTCATCTTCTTGGCAGCGCGAACAAGTCTGAGAAACCATGTCTATAATAGAAGCGTAACACCAAACGCAAAAGGCCACTGGGCAGATGCCAAAGTTTCCAGAGACGCCGCCCTCGTTTTCCAGATCAACGGGGGATTTACAGATAGAACAAAGAAGCTCTATCCCGTCCCTCGACTCTTCTTGTTCATCGTTTGCCATGCGGAACTCTTATATCTCACAGAATAAAAAACGGTGGTGGCCTATGTAAAAACCACCACCGAAGTGCTTGTGGAAGGAGTCAACAAACCACAAACACAGGGAGAAGAATAAGTTCTTCAAATTTATCATCGTCTCCCAAAGAAGTCTACGAAACCATCTGAGGTTTTGTTATAAAATAAATACCAAGCCGCATTATCTTTTCCTGTATGTGGACTGTCCGGTCCCATCCACTTTACCCGCCCAACACTTACAATCTTTTGACAGTACGGAAGATATGGAGCAGCTTGTCGGGTGTGCATCCAGTCCGCGTCAAACAGTAACCACAATGGTGCCTTCTCGCAAAGATGTAAAATTAAGGGGTGCAGTATCTTTCTATTCCAAGGTGGGTTGGTTATGAAACAATCCCCGTAACAAGATTCAATGTCAAAGACATCACATGTTCCAACGTCATCGCGTTGTGGTTCGATGTCCGTGGCCCGTAGGCATCGGTGTCCGGCGGCTTCCAAGTGGTCAACTAAAGCACCGTTTCCTGCACAGGGCTCGTCAAAGACGGTTTTCTCTAATAAATGGGGGAGAAGAGGTTTTACTGCACTAAGCGGAGTGGGGTAAAAGTCCCTCTTTTGTCTTTCAAAATTTCCAGAGGACCGCTTACCCATCGGACTACATAGCCGATACGATTAAGACTACGGCATAAAAAGCGGCTGTTGCTAATACTGCGGTCATGTCGATCCTTTCTTCTTAGTACTTGGATCAGGAGCCTTACTTACTGTAATGCTCTTGCCAGTTACTTGTTCCAGTATCAATGTGAATTGACCGGAAATCGTTCGACGTTCTTTCGCAGCCATGTCTTTCAAGACATGGTAGCTCTCAATCGGTACTACAACTGATTTCCATTTTTCTGGGTTCATAACTTAATCATCCTTTACTTCTGGGACACTATCGGATTTGTCCACGTTAGTCAAGTTCCCCCAGTTATCACCTAGCGAGATGTCGCTAGGGCTTGGTACTTCTAGTTTGTAAGCAGATTCCATTATCTTGCAGAGGTCACGGGCCTCCTCCACTTCCGTTACGGAAAAAGCCAGTTCATCGTGTATCTGTACGAGCGGTATCTTGTTTCTTTGTTCGTAAACAGCGGCCATTGCTGCCTTTGTTTGATCTGCCGCGCTCGACTGGATTAACCTGTTCAATGCCTTATATGTATATGCACGTTTGATGTTGTCGCCATATTCAATGTGAGCTTCTTCCTTTGGCAAGGCCCGTGCAGAAACAAACAGGTTGGGTTCCCACAGATCAAACCTACACTTGCGGCCTAGCAATGATCTGACAAACCCGCCCTTGTCTCGGTGCGACACTCTGCGCTGTACGGCGTCCATGAGTTCTTTAACAAAGGGAACATCGTCGTGGTATTGACGCATGAGCCGTTTAGCTTGGTCCGTTGACACATCCAACTGCTCTGCAAGCTTTGTCTGTCCCATGCCATACATGATACCCAGGTTTATGGTCTTGGCTTGTTTGCGAGGAATATTAGCAATGTCGGCTACCATCTGGTGAAAGTCTGTCTTGGGATCTTCTCTGTATGCCTTTACAAAGTCATCGGATCCCGTCAGTCCTTTGTTCGTTAGGCTTGCAAAGTGAACAAGGATGCGCGGCTCTTGCTGGTCAAAATCCATTGACGCCCACTTCTCCCCTTCTTCTGGCAAGAACAGCCCCCGTATTTTGCGGGCCATTTCTGGGTTCCGCGCTGGTATCTGTTGGAGGTTCGGGTTTGACATAGAGATACGACCGGACACGGTTCCGCCGCCTTCGGAGCGTAACTGATTAATGTGACCGTGGATGCGGTCCTTCTCGGCATACCGGAATATACTGGACAGGAAGGTGTTGCCCATCTTGTCGTACTCTCTTGCTTCTGCAATCTTCTGGGCAATAGGGTGTTCATGCTGGGCTAAGAAGTTCTTGGTAAAACTGGGCAAGCCTGTCTTGGTTCGACCATACGGTATCTTCAAATGGTCAAAGACTTTGGCAATGCTTGCCGCCGCCCACAACTCTACAGCAAAACCTGTCTCCTTCTTAACGTCCGACTGTATTCCTTTTACAATCTTAAGAAGGTCTTGTTTAAGTCTCTCGGCAGAGTCGAGGTCTACTCGAACACCCTTCCAAGTCATTTCTATACAAAGCGGCAGTATAGAAGTCTCCATGTCAAAGACCTGCCACAAGTCCTGTTTGGTTAGCTCCATTTTAAAAACCTGCCAAAGATCAAGGGTAAGCTGGGCATCGGCCTCGGCATACTCTCCAACAAAACAGGCAGGTAGTTTGTAAAGTTCTCCCTTTGGATCAACGCCAAACTCTTGTGCGGCTTCTCGTAAAGCGGCTTCTGACTTCATTAGTCCCATGTAGTCGTAGGACACTGCGTTGAGTGAATAACTAAACCTGTTCTCGTTTAACAAAGGTGCGGCCAGCATTGCGTCGATCATTTTTCCTTTGAGCTCAATGCCAAGGCGTTTCATCCAGCCCACATCATACGCGGCATTGTAGAAAATCTTATCGGAAGGATGGTCCGCTATCTCCTTCTGGAACCAGCGCATTACAATGCCCCGATCAAGGTTGCCACCACCTTCGTGGGCAATGGGCAGATAGGCGTTAAAACCTTCGTATGCAACAGCAAACCCGACTACATCTCCATGTCCGGTAGCCCACCCTGGGCCATGGGACTTGAGCCGTGGGTCTTTGGTCTCCAAGTCTATTGCAATTTCCGTGATACCTTTCGGTGTCGGAGGTAACTGCTCAATAGGAACCCATTCAGTCTTGACGCCCCACGTTGGTTTTTTAAGATTCTTTTTCATTGTTCTTCTTACTATACTTTTCTGCCAGAAGTTTAAGCGAAAGCTGGTTGTCGCGTTCTTTCTCGGCACATTCAAAAGCTACCGCCGCATATCCCGCGCCATCAATGTAGTTGTCTTTCTTTAGAGCCCCTGACTTACGCCGTGCTATTTTCATTAGCTCCATCATGTTGGCGGCATCTTCGGCGGACAAGTCGCCGTTCTTATCGTGCAAATATCCGTTCCACAACTGGGCAATGTTATGGTGGTTCTCCCACATTGAACCGTAGTCAACGGCACGGTCACCCCCAACTAGATCCAAAGCTGTTTCCAATACCTCCTTAGATGCGGCCATTGTGTATTGTCCTTTCTTCTACGATTAGTCCAAGTGATTTAGCGTGTTTAATCCCGCTTGCCATACCTTCAGATATTCCAAGGTCTATATACACCGCGCATAAGTCAGCAACTTCGTACCACTCTAAGGCGGAATTCATACCAAGCTGGCGTTCATCCGGTACGTCATCGTCCAGTACTTGCGTGTAAAGTAAGTGTGATACAAACGGTGACTCTCCTCTCGACAAGGAATTTGACAAACAGTCCTTTGCATATTCAATGTTGTCGAACAGAGATTGTCCGTTAAAGTGAACTGCTTTGTACGGACTTTCGATTATTACTCTCATATGGCCCAACCCCTTTGTGAATCTTCTGGCATCTTTAGAACAAGGTTCTTCTTTGTTCGTGTTATCCCAACGTATAAAACTCGGTGAGCGTCGTCGGGATTTTTCTCCATTTCTTTCAATGCTTTACTGGACAGGTCCGTGAACAGTAAAACGTTGTCAGCTTCACCACCTTTTGCACCGTGGATCGTGGACAGTTTGATCTTGGGCTTCTCAAATATATTGACGCCGCGATTGAGCAGGGCAGTGGCATAGGCCCTGTCTTCGTCACCAATCCGGTTTAAAGCAACGTCCCAGGTTGTGTCTGGTGTTTCTAACCCAAAGTAATCCCGTAAGACAGCCATCGTAAAAAGGTCTTTCTCATCCGCTCCGCCCAACATTTTCTTAGCACCGCGTTTTAAACTACCCGACCCACTTGATATGTGGTCATAAAGGTTGACCGCTTCCTTCAGTGATATTTCATGACCGGGGCTTTCTTGCATGTGGTTCCATGAGCTAATGGCACTTCGCACGTTCTTCGCTAACGACGGTGACCCTTTGCGCTCAAAGTACTGACCGCTGGAAGTAAGTTGGTTTGCTAGATCATCTAGCATGTAATTAGCCTGCGCGAGAACCAGCCATTCTTCGTTGCCAAACGAAACCGTGTTTGCATCGTATGTTCGTTGGACACTTCCTTCCGAAGGTCTTGGAGACCATGTTTTCTTCTGCCTAAATTGTATTCTTTTGACCACGGAATCGGCTATGCGGTAAACGCTTCGAGGTATCCTGTAGGATTGAGATAGAACCTCTGATCCTCCTGCCAAAGAGACAAAGTGATTTATGTCGGCACCAGCCCAGCGGTATATACCTTGATCATCGTCCCCCGCTACGAACATCCTCTGGCAGCGTTCTCCTAAACCATGAGCCACTTTCCACTGCAATGGCGTCAGGTCCTGTGCCTCGTCCAAGAATATTGTATTAAGGACGGGGAGACTGCTTGGTTTTTCAGCTAGTTCGACCATCATGTCGGTAAAGTCTTTAAGACCATTCAACACTTTAAATCGTTCATACTCGTTATATAAGTGCTCAAATTCATAAAACGGAATATCTAGTTCCATGACATTGTAGGCATGCCGAACGCCAAGTAACGTATTTCTAGCTAGGTCAAACCCCTGCATGATGGGGTTGTTAGATTTAAGAAGCGTAAAGCCGTCATCGGCAATGTGCTGCATTCCATTAGACGACAAATCAACGCCCGTCTCTTTACTAAAACTCTTAAGACCCTTGTCGCCAAGAACGTCGGCACTAGACATGCCAAGACTTTGAAAGGCTAAACTGTGAAGTGTACGGAAGTACGAGAAGTCCTTCTCTGGGTCTAGGTTAAAACGTTCTACCGCCCTGTCCCGTGCTTCGTGGGCCGCTTTTCGTGTAAAAGCAAAGTAGCCTATGTCGTTTGGGGACATGCCGCCCGATAGAAGAGCATCCACCTGATTTAACAGTGTAGTTGTTTTTCCGGTTCCTGGGGGTCCAAAGTATCTAAACATTGTTCTTCTTCAGAAACACATCTATCTCATAACCAAGAGAATCTAGTATCTGTTCAATCCTGTATATGGACAACTGTCGAGAGGCTTCGACGTTCTCATACTCTGCAATTGTCCGCTGGGGCATTTTAGACTGGTAGGCAAGCTCTCTTTGCGTCAGACCTTTCTCTACCCGCAAGTCGCGAAGAAGCTGGCTCCAGTTGATAGGTTCATCTCTCAAAACGGAATATCCTCCTCATCGTCAAAGCGAGACTCAAATTCTTCCTCTATCTTTGCAAAGGATGGAATTGACCAACAGCGCACTGTGCGGCCCTTAATCCGAAACTGCTCGGACTTTCCATCTATGTCTCGAAGACGTTGCGCTATTTTGTTCGAGCGGTATTCAAAGAACTTGTTGCGTTTAAGAAAAGCTTCAAAGTCCTTAAGCCTAAAGTATGTTCGTCCCTCTTCTTCATCGGTCCAAGGGCGGCGTAAAAGTATTTCTTCTCTATCCATTGCAGACTGCATATGAGTAGAGAACTCTTCAAGCATGTCGTAGAACTGACCGCGAAGGCTTGTGTCTTCGGACGTTGTTATGACAGCACCCTCTGTGTCCAACATCTGGGACAGGAGCATGTTCATCTGAGCTTCCCAAGCTTGTCTAGTAATGGTGCGGGGCATGAAGTTTATCTGCTCCATGCAAAGTATTTGAAAGCGGGGTTGTTTCTGAAGTCCCTCGGTGTCTAGTTCGACAGGCGACCCGTTGACATCAAGAAACCACAAAGGCGGTTCGCTGTCATACTTACGCAAGTTGGCTACTGTCGGTGTGTTTGCCCCACCCCCCACGCCATGCTTCCGGCTACGGCAGAGGTCTTTGTTGCAAAAATTGCACACAGGCTGATCCGAGCACTTGTACTGATAGTCCTTCTTTTTTATCTGGTCCGCGACAATGTTGACCTCTTTAAGATCAAGTGCGGGTTCCATGATGCTCTGGTTGTATTCAAGTATCTTTGTCTCCCACTCATCGGGGAAAGCCTTCCTTAAATACACGCCCAAGTTAAATAGTCCGTTGTTCCTAGTGCCCTCTGGAAAGCCCTGCCGCAGTAAAGCCTGCAAGCAAGGTGGGCCATCTTTAAGTTTGTCATCAACTTCCGGCACAGTCTTGGACATCAGATCATCAAGAGCCTGCTCTGTTATTGCAGAACTCTCTGCCAGAGCTAAAAATTCTTTTAGTGTTGCGGCACTGCCGTCCTTGTTAAAGGCGTAGCGGAGGCCACCTTCGTGGTCAAAATAAGGGAGGTTGAGGAAGTTACCGTTGTCTCCTCGTTCGAGAACAAGTTTAATCTGCTTTGGAAATATTTCACAGCCACCGAAACCGATCTCTGCCGCAATCTCTTTTAGCTTCACTTGTATCTTCTCAGCCTCGACTAATTCTGTAAGGAACAGGTATAGGTGGGCTCCTCCCGATTTACTTCGGCAGACGACGAGAGGTATCTCAACTTCGCGTAGTTTATTCAATATGGCAGAATGATCCAACGGATACTGGTCAACATCAATGGCACCCCACCAGCAAAGGTTGTCTTCGTTAATCGGAACAACACCTATACTAGTGGTTCCTTTTAGATGAGCCTCGTATGTGGCAATGGTCCGTGGTTCGTGAACAAACTTATACTTGCCCTTCTGCTTACCACGAGCGTCCTTTGTAGTCAGGTCCAAGGACCCGTAGGCTCGGTTCAGACCGCGAAATATCCGCGCAAATTTTTCTATCTCTTTTTTCATTTAGAAAAGGGGGAGGTTGCCCTCCCCCACCAGACCTAAAAAGGAACGTCTTCGTCAGAAGAATCTTTGTCTTCTTCTCTGACATGTTTAACATTCACCTGACCCGATTGGATGGACTCGGCAAACAACTTGGCTTCTTGGTAGACGTTTACGTCTTCGACAACGCCGTCCTTACTAATCTGCCATCCGTGCCAAGAACCGTTCTTGTTCTCCTCAGAAACTGTTTCCAGCTTCCAAATGTGTGAGAAACGCGGTGGAGTAAACAGATTTCCTTTACCGTCTTTCATCTTTAAAGACCGCATTGCGCTGTTCCACTGTTTAGACTTTTTAAACTGTGTGGACTTCATAGGCAGTAGTGCCTGCTGAGTAACGCCGTCTTCGTCAACAACTAGAACATAATGCTGGGCGGTGCGTTCGAGATAGCGACCGCTACCTCCGGCGACATAGTCCTTGTTGTCGTCTCCTCGTTCGGTCTCCGGTATCTCGTCCCCCGCGCCGTAAATAGCGTGAGGTGCTCCTGTACCAGTACCACGAGGTTCCCACTCAATGTACTGCAAGTTGTACGCGCAGTTAATTAAACGGATACCGTCTTTACCTTTAACGATGTCTTTTGTAACCGTATTGTAGATATCACCAGCCTTAGCGTTATCTAGGTCATCCAGTTCGTCGGACATCTTTTGAAGTACCTTTATAAACGGTATCGCAAGATCTTCAGAACCCAAGTCGCTTACACCCATTCCGGCGTCTTCAGCGAACATGTTTTCGTTCATAACCATTACTTCGGCGGATTGTTTTTTAGCTACTGCTTTTGCCATTGTCTATTTGCTCCTTTTGATAGTTGCTCGTTGTGAGATGAAAGCCCCGAATAAATCAAGCGGGACGGGGTCCCCCGCTTCTACCCGTTCCCGTAACCAAGCCTTCAAGGTCATAGGCTCGACCTTCTCCAGTTGGCTAGGAACGAATCCTTGTTCGCCGCAAAATCCTACAAACTCTTTAGCCGTCTCATCTTCTCCACGACCAAATGTAACTGTGACATTGTTCTTTACAAGGTCACCAAAGTCGTGGTCCCGAAGCCATTGAAAGGCTTCGTCTTTACGATCTTTTGGAATGCTTGCGGCGTAAATTGGTTTGACGGCAATCTCAGAGCCGTCCACTAAAGTAAATTTCTGAAGGCCCATGACTTCTAAGGCTTCGGGTAGCTGCTCGTCCGTTATCTTATGTAGAGCAGACTTTGTCTCCTTCATAAGCTTCTCGGCAGCGGCAAGTTTATGCTCTAATGCCGCAGCTTCGTTTGCCAAACGCGACACTATGTCGAGCTTGCCGTCTTGTAACTGATCTATCTTGTCGGGGGTAGCCTCAGAATCGGAGGCCATTTCTGCTAGTAAATCGTTCATTTTAATTGCTCCTGTTTAATTGCATCGGCGGTTGACTGAACCGTCAAAAACCTTTATATGGGTATTTGTAGGTCAATACAAGAGAAATCTTTATGAATAAATTTGTTTTTAAAACCACGCCTTATGAACACCAGCGGGAAGCCTTTGAAGGCAGCGCAGAGCAGGAGAACTACGCGCTTTTGATGGATATGGGCACCGGTAAAACGAAAGTTTGTATAGACACAATAGCACATTCGTTCGAGAAGAAGAAAGTAGATCTTGCTATTATTGTCGCGCCCAAGGGTGTCATAGCTAACTGGATAGGTGAGATAGAGACGCACCTCCCTGAACGTATACAGACAGACACGGTCTTGTGGAAACCAAACCTGACAAAGGCAAAACGTAAAGAACTTGTAGACTTATATAAGGAGAACGACAAATTAAAGTTCTTACTTATGAACATAGAGGCATTCAGCACCAAGAAGGGCGTAGATGTCGCAGAGTTTTTTGTAAAGAAATTCAAGGTCTTTATGGCGGTGGACGAGTCTACAACTATTAAGAACCGTCAGGCAAAACGAACTAAGTCTATTTGTGACGTGGGCCGTGGTGCGGTAATGCGGCGGATTCTTACAGGATCCCCTGTCACTAAGTCACCAATGGACTTGTACAGCCAGATGGATTTTCTAAGCCCCAAGATACTTGGCTTCAAGAGCTACTATGCTTTTCAAGGACGCTACGCTGTTGTACAGCGGCGGACAATGGGAGCACATTCTTTCAACAACATCGTCGGATTCCAACGTCTGGACGAGTTGACCGAAGCTCTGAACGGGCACTCTTTTAGAGTTCGCAAGGAAGATTGTCTGGATTTGCCTGACAAGGTGTACATGAAACGCGAGGTTGAGTTAACCACAGAACAGCGCGACGCCTACGTTCAAATGAAGAATTTAGCATTGGCACGGCTGGACAGTGGTGACTTGTCCACGACGCAAAACGTATTGACACAGATCATGCGTTTGCAACAGATATGCCTTGGTAGTCTGACGGACGACGACGGTGTAGTTCACCCTTTGAAGTCGAACAGACAACTGGAACTTATGAGCATTTGTGAAGAGATACAGGGTAAGGCGATCATATGGGCAACCTGGACACAGGATATCCGTTCGATTGCCGAGGCCCTGCGCGACCGCTTTGGCGTCGGAGCGGTTGCAACGCTCCACGGTGAAACACCTGACTCGGATAGACAACAGATCGTGGAAACTTTCCAAGATCGTCAATCTGAGTTACGTTTCATTGTGGGGCACCCTAAAACAGGAGGTTACGGTCTTACTCTTACAGCGGCAAATACTGTAGTCTATTACAGCAACAGCTATGATCTGGAGCTTCGCCTTCAGTCAGAGGACCGCGCACACCGGATTGGACAGGAAAACAAGGTCACCTACATTGATCTTATCTCACCCAAAACTATTGACGAGAAGATTGTCACCGCCTTGCGGAACAAGATCAAGATAGCTGACACGATACTAGGCGAAGATGCTAGGGACTGGTTATCCGACTAACTGCCTTGCCTTGGGTTTCACAGACATAATACCAGACTTCTCTACGAAACCCCCATTCTTGGCAGCGAACAAGTCAAGTCCAAGGTCCGCCATTTGTTGCGGCGTAACATTTGCCTGTGGAGCTTGAGCCATGGGCGGTGGTCCAACAGGATTGACCTGACCAAGAATGGAATTTGCATTAGGAGCCCGTGGCGGAGGCATAGCAGAAGCAACTTGTTGTGGAGTACCTGCAACCAAGGCATTAAGAGGACGTTGCAAGGAGGACTGTGGCCCGATGCGTTCTTCTTCATCAAGTTCTTGTTCTCCACGCTGGAAGATCTGAGTAGCGGCACCGGGCCTACGGGCTACTGTTCCAGGAACATTAACCGCGTTAATCAAACTTTTTGCTATAGTTGTGGAAAGAGGTTCTGCTAAATCAGCAGTTTCCTTTGCTAAGTTTACGGCTAGTTTGGGATCAAGTGCGGCATTTATTAGAATGTCTTTAATTTTGTTGCCGGTCACCTGTTTACCCACATCTCTAAACGCTCTGCCACCCGCACCTGCGGCAACAAGGGAATTTATAAAACCAATTCGATCTGCAACTTGCAACCCAAGGATTCTTCCAAGGTTACTCCAAGCTTCTGTGCTAACCGCGCTGTTTGGATCTATCGAGCCGGACATGTTAGAACCGCCTTTAGTAAAGACAGAAGTCTCAAAAGCCACTTTAGCAACAGAATCTAAACCATCTAACAGTTGAGGATTATCCGGAAAGGCTCCTTGAAGTAAGGATCTAACACGAGGGTTAGACATTAAGTTTCTAAACTCAGCAGGGTCAAAAGCCGAAGCAGCTAGATCTCCCGTTTGCCGTACCAAAGCTTCATTTGATGTACTGGAGCGCCTAAAAAGTTCGCCTATTATGGAAGCTTGCAAACCTTTTTCAGCGGGCCTGTTTCCTTTTACAACCGACAGAAATTCATTAAGAGACGAAGTTGGAGATTTGTTTCCAGAAGATAAAACTCGGTCAAAAAGACCTTCTGTAGCGTATCCAGCGTCTGCTTTTATAACCTCAGATAGAGCATTTTCTTCTGAAAAAAGACGGCGGCGACTGCCAATGTATCCGAGGTAATCATCAATAGTTAAACCATCAAGGTTTAACTGTCCGTTGTTTATTAACTCGCTTAATTGTTGTCTTGTCTTGTCCTTACGAAGAGTATTTAACGCATCTAATTGAGCCGCAAGGCCATCCGCATCTTCCAGCATTTTTGGAATCTCAACGCTTCCGTTCTTTTCAAGAAATTGTAAGGCCTCTTTATTTTTGTTCTTAAAAGTTTGAATTCTTTTAGAATCAACACCATCTGGAAAAC